TTCTAAGGCGGGGGTTGCAGATTTCGGCCGCTTCCGCTACATTAACCACCCGTATTCTGTGGTTGGGGCGGCGCGCACTCCGTACTGGATGACACATGGCTGATGTTTTGAACTTCCCCGGCCTCTACATGATCCTTTCTCCGGTCGGTGAGAAATACATCGGGATCACGACGCGGTCATTCCGATTGCGTATGACTCGGCATTTATCCCAGGCGCGGTTCGGGTCAAAAACAAAAATTGCCGGAGCTTTTCGCGAGCATGGGCGACTGATGCGAATGATCCCACTTTTGATCTCGGCGGATCGCGAGTATCTACTTAGTCTGGAGCCGGAAGTGATTCGAGTTTTTTCCCCGGAACTAAATATGGCCCCGGGAGGTAGACGTTTTCCTCGCAGTACGCGCGGTCGTGTGCGCCCGCAATGCGAACGTGACAAAATATCGGCGGCTCTGCATACGCGGGTCATAAGTGAAGAGACGCGGAATCGGCTATCCAATTCCGCCAAACGGCGTGGGCCGAATCGGATGCGTCCGATTTCCATAGCGGGAGTGCAATACTGCTCAGGAGCCGAAGTTGCCCGAGCATACCGGCTCTCAGAGCACGCAGTTTGGAATCGCGTAAAATCTTCAAATTACCCGGAGTGGGTTTATGGCAGATAACAAGCCTGATCCGAATGATCCCTCGAATGTCACCGACGCTTGGCAGAATATGCAGCCCAAGTGGAAGCTGGTTCAGACTCTTCTGAACGGTACGGCGGCTATGCGCGAGGCGGGGACCGAGTACCTGCCGCAGCACGACAGCGAGTCGGGCCTTGCCTACGCCGAACGCTTGCAAGCCGCAACCCTCTACAACGTCTTCAAGCTTACGTTGAACGCTCTCGTCGGCCGCCCGTTCGCGACGCCGGTTGAGTGGACCGATGACACGCCGGACGCGATCACGCAGTTATTCCCCGACATCGATCTTCAGGGCACCGATCTTCACGGCTTCTGCCGCGAGTGGTTTCGCGAGGCGCTGGCGAAAGGCTTCTGCCATGTCCTCATCGACATGCCGGGCAAGCAGCCGGGGGAGCGCGCGCAACGCACTCGCCTGGACGACATGAACGAGAACACGCGCCCGTTCTGGAAGATCATCTCGCCGGAGAACATTCTCGCGGCGTATTCGGAGATCATCAACGGCGTCGAGCGTCTGACACACGTCCGCATTCTGGAAACAGAAATCGTCCGCCAAGGCTTCCTCGAAACAACGGAGCGTTTTATCCGTGTGCTGGAGCCGGGTTTCTGGACGCTGTACAAAGAAACTGTGGACCCCGCCACGAAGAAAGCAGTTTGGACGGTATCGGACAACGGTGTGTTCGAAGTGGACTTCATTCCGCTCGTCACATTCTATGCGGCTGCGCGTGAGGGCTTGTGCCAGTGCGTGCCGCCTCTTGAAGACCTTGCGTATCTAAACGTGCGCCACTGGCAATCGACGGCTGACCAGCAAAACGTGCTGACGGTCGCGCGCTTCCCGATCCTCGCGGTCGCGGGGTCGCACGAGATCAACGCCGACACAATGGCGATTGGACCGCGTCAGCTTCTCGGCACTCGCGACGCGAACGGCCGTTACTACTACGTCGAGCATTCTGGCAAAGCCATCGAGTCCGGTGACATTGATCTCGCCAACTTGGAAGAGATCATGGGCAACTACGGCGCGGAGTTTTTGAAGAAGAAAAAGATTTCATCGAAGAACCCGCAGGACCGCATCTATGACGTATCGGAGTCCACGAGCGAACTGCAAGAGATGATCTTGCGCTTCATCGCGACTGTTGGCGCGGCGCTCGCCATGACATCGGCGTGGCTGCGACTACCACTGAAAGATGGAAAACAGTACGGCGGCTCGGTGCTAATCGAGAACGACTTCACCATTCAAGATTCGAATGCGAATGACTTGCAGCATCTCGCGCAGGCCCGCGTCAACGAAGATATCTCCCTGCCCACGTACATTGATGCGCTCAAACGTCTCAACGTTGTGGATGGGCACATCGATACGGATGAAGAGATCGCGCGCATCGCTTCCGAGCGTAACGGCACAGTCATCAATCTGGACGGTGAGGAAGTCAAAATGCCGCCGCGCACAAGCGCGAAGACGGCGGCGGCTTTACCGCCCAAGGGGATCAACAAACACGGCGGGGCCACAGGCGCTACCGGCGCAACAGGAGCGACGGGCTCAACCGGTCCGACTGAATAATGGCTGGTGATCTTTCACATGTCCCCGAGATCGTTGAGAAGCGGCGTCAAGTATTTCTCGATCTCCTCGCCTCGAACGGCGGCAACGTCCTGAAGGCCGCTATGGCTGTCGGCTATGATGACGCACGCGCCATGCAGCAATACCGACTGAAGGACCCGGAGTTTGCGCGCCAGTGGGACGAAGCGCTCATGGCCTCGAACGATGTTCTGGAAGCGCATGCTATCGAGCGCGCGACGGTCGGCGTCGAAGAGCCGGTCTACTATCAAGGCGAAGTTGTCGGCACGAAGCGCGTGGCGAGTGACGGGCTTTTGACTACGCTCCTCAAGGCGCGTAAGCCGGATACCTATTCCGAAAAACGCGAAGTGCGCGGCAGCATAAATCACAACGTCAAGGTTGGTGTGGCGATCATCCCCATGCTCGCGCCGACCAACGAAGACTGGGAGAGAACCGCCATTGCGCATGAGACTCCGCTCGCGCTCCCGGCCCCCGCAGAGACCGACAAAGACAAGGCTTAGCCCGGTGGTATTGACTCGTCTGCCGGGATTTGGTAACTATCGAGTCATAAAGGCCATTCGGCCGCAAACATGAGGAGCCCATATGTGGGATTTCGTGAAGTACGCCGTGGTCGAATCGCTCGACTCGGTTCCTGAACAATTTCGCGGTCTGTACGCGGAAAATGCCGAAAAGAAATTCGCCTTGATCGACGCCGTTAAGCCGCTTATCACAGCGTACGTCGGCGTGAACACCTCCCTCGCTGATACGAAGAAGAAGCTGACGGCTGCCAACGACGAGTCGGCATCGCGCCGCGTCACTGGCACAGCGGTCGCCGACTTCCTGAAGAGTCTCGGCGTCGAGAACGTGAATGCGGAGAACCCGCTTGAGACATTGCAGACGCACGTCACCAGCTTGATCGAAGGCAGCAAGAAGGGCGCGGAGATCAAAGTCAACATGGACCGCATCAAAGCGGAAGCCGAGACGCGCGTCGCCGCAATCGCGAAAGCAAGCGCCGACAAAGAAACGCAGATGAAGGGTACGTTGAAGAAGTACCTCATCAGTCAAGCGACGACGCAAGCATTGGCGGCTGCGAAGGGCAACGTTGAAGTGCTCATGCCGCATATCGAGCGTTATGCCGACGTGATCCAAGACGGCGACGACTACGTCGTGCGCGTCATCGATCCGACCACGAAGGAAGCGCGTTCCAACGGCGCTGGTGGCTTCATGTCCATCGCCGATCTCGTCACGGAGATGAAAGGCAACAAGACGTTCGCCGCGAACTTCGAATCGGAAACGCCCGCAGGCACGGGTGGCAAGCCGAGCCCGAACACGCGCGTACAAACTCCGGCGAATAAGGGCGGCGAGAAGACTTCGGCGCAGAAAATCTCCTCGGGTCTGACCGCGCTGGCGACTCAGCGTCGGTAAGTACCGGCCAAACTACCGGCCAAAAGTTGAGGGCTCCAGTTTGCGCTGGAGCCCTTTTGCTTAGTAAAACTGCGCGTTTCAGGCTGATTGCGAACCGGCCGGACAGGCGGCCATTAACCTTCCCTTGACGCGTGGTTAACGCATGTGATATTGTCTCCGCGAATACGGTACTTGGTGACCCGAGCGAGATGCGACGGAAGTCAAGGCGAGGACAGGCTTCCAATGGGTGATCCAGAGGGGCCGTGCCAATAGGCGGGGAGACCCCGCGCCTCTTGCCGGTTTTGAAGTTTCAACCTCGAACCCAACATGGGAGCACTACAATGGGATCAGTTACCCTCGCAGAATCGGCCAAGCTTAGCCAGAACGATCTGGTCGCTGGCGTGATCGAAAACGTCATTACCGTTGACCGCATGTACGAAGTCCTGAACTTCGACGCCATCGACGGCAACGCCTTGGCCTACAATCGCGAGAACTCGCTTGCCCCCGTCGCCACGACCGGTATCGGTTCGGCGGACGGCGACATCGGTGCTGGCGCTTCGGGCACGAACTCGACTGAGCGCGCTGCCGCGAAAAACCCGGCCACGTTCACTCAGGTCACTTCGACCTTGACGACCATCCTCGGCGACGCGGAAGTCAACGGCCTCATCCAGGCGACTCGCTCCGGCGACGGCAACGACCAGACGGCGGTGCAGATCGCTTCGAAGGCGAAGTCGGCCGGTCGCAAGTACCAGGACATGTTCATCAACGGCGACGGTTCGAACTTTACGTTCCCCGGTTTGCTCGCGCTCTGCGCTTCGGCTCAGATCGTGGCGACGGCGACCAACGGTTCGGCTTTGTCGTTCGCGCTGATGGATCAGGTCATGGACTTGGTCACGGACAAGGACAGCAAAGTGGACTACATGTCCATGCATGCTCGCACCATCCGTTCGTTCAAGGCTCTGTTGCGCGGCCTCGGCGGCGCTCGCATTGACGAGACACTGGCGTTGCCCTCGGGCGACAAGGTGCCGGTCTATGAAGGCGTGCCGATCTTCCGCAACGACTACATTCCGACCGACCAGACGCAAGCTGGCGGTACCGCGTTGACGACTGTCTTCGCCGGTACGATGGATGACGGCAGCCGTTCGCACGGCATCGCCGGTCTGACGGCGCAGAACCAAGCGGGCATCAGCGTCGTGGACGTTGGTGAGTCCGAGTTCCGCGACGAGCGCATCTGGCGCGTCAAGTGGTACGCCGGTCTCGCGCTGTTCAGCGAGAAGGGCCTCGCGATGATCGCGGGCATCACGAACTAAAAGAGGTTTGGGGGCGGGGTTGGACCCCGCCCTTCCTCTTTCTGACATCCCCTTTCATCTAAGGATCGACGCCCATGGCTGCGGCTTATGTTGTAAAAATTCCGACCACGCGCGCGGGCTTGCCCCACACGCCGAATGGTCATGATGCGGTCGTTGTTTGGGCCGCCACTTCTTCGGATGCTATTGCGATGGCGAAGGCTCAATGGGACGGCGACGGCATGACGGCCGCGTGGGCGCAAGCCACTGCGACTGCCATTGCAGCGGGCACGAACCTGAACGATTATGCTCTGCGCATTCGCGTGAGCGCTGCGCCGGACTCCGGCGACGACGATCTGCTTGACGTGACGATCCTCGCTTCCGAGTCCGTTGCGGTCAAGGCGACTGGCACGTTGACATTGACGCCCGGCGCAATCGCCGATGACGTGGTCAAAGTCAACACGACCTACTACAAATTCGCTGCGGACCCGACGACCGGCACACCGGACGGCACGGTTGGCAGTCCTTATCTCGTCGCCGCTGGCGCGAACGATACGGCGGCTTTCGCCAATCTACGCAAGGCGATCAATGCGACGGGTGTTGGTGGCGTAGACTACGCGGCCGAGATCGTCGCTCCGCACGCCACTGTTGAAGCCACGGCCAGCAATGCCACGACCTTGAGCGCTCGCGCGCTGACGGCGGGAACGGCAGGAAATGCGATTTCGACTACGGTCACTGCGACCGGTGGCGCGGACGGTTTGGCTTGGGGCGCAACCACGCTCCTCGGCGGCGAAGACGCGAATTCATTCGACACGTTTGCGGATCGCGCAGTCGTGGAGATCGACGCGGTCGCCGGTTTCACGCCATCGTACAACGCGAGTTCACAGATACTTACGGTCGCCACCATCGGTGATGACATCGGCGACAGTTCGATGACGGTTGAATTCTACGACGCTACGCAGGCGGACCCCAAATCGATCCCTGGCTTTGTCGGGGCCATCGTGGATGGGGGCATCGCTGGCGCGGTGCTCACCGTGGCATTTGCGGCGGATGCTTACTCGCTGCCGGGCGCAGCGACGAAGCTCTCCTCGCTCGCCGCGTAAATCGAACACATCGAAAGGAATAGAACATGTCCGCAGGTCCCCGTTTAGTAGTCCACCCGAGTCAGGACGCCGCTCCGGCGCGCGCTCTGGTCAACGGTATGGACGCCATTACCGTCCATGCGAATAGCGATGCCGATGCAATCGCCGTTGCGCAGTCGATGTACGACGGCGACATCAATGCGCTCTGGGCGCTCGCCACCGTTACGACCATGGCGGCTGCGGCCAACATGGTCGGCTGGCGGCTGCACGTCAAAGTGACTTCCCCGCTTGGCGTCGATGTTGTCGATATCACTGTTGTCGGCGCGGGCGCGGATGACACAATCGATGAGATTGCGGCGCTCATGGTCATTGCATTGAACGCAACGGTCATCGACGGCGCGGCGTACAATGCGGGCACGCAAGTGCTCACGATTGCGGAGACCACGGACGGCCTTGGCGATCACCAAGCATATGTCGAATGGTTCCCGCCTGCCGCCGACGTTCAAAAGGATGTTGCGGTCCCCGGCTTCGTCGTGTCGCAAGTTGATGGCGGTGCAAGCGGCGACGCTCTTACCGTCACGTTCCCGGCCGATGCCTATGCTGTACCGAAGGTCTACGGCAGTTTTCGTCAGGTCTCGTAAGCAGCTTTGACTTTGATTGCGGGGGCCCCTATA